GAACGGGGCTTTAATACGCGGATTATAATGGGTTTTGAAAGACTTTAGTAGACTTGGGGAGATGTTTGAATGGTGCCGATAATAGGAGCAAAATACAAGCAATAACTAATTGTATTAGCTGTATTTTATAAACCAAAAACTGCCATGTACCCGAATTGATACCCGTTTTTATTTCGCTCCCGATTGAGGAACAAAACGGGCTACTCCGTAGCATGATACCAAGATTGCCAGCGATAGATATTTGTCCTCAGTTCCCGCATGCATTCCGCCGTCTGGGTATCCGCCTGCAGGTCTTCATCGCTATCCGCTCCGGCATCACTTGCCCTGCACGGCGGGTTCATCAAATCCGGGGATGGCGTTGGCCGCATCGATTGCTCGTTGGCGCAGCTGCACAGCAGCAGGATCAAACTGGCAATTAGCATGGCTCGGGTCGTTAACATATTTCACCACATCACGATAAACGGTACGGTAAACCACCTTGGCTTCAGCATTCGCCGTTGCCGCCTTCTGCTCACCAGCCGCTACCGCCTCTTCCTGTTTCTTTGGTCGCGCTTTTGCCTGGGCATTCACACTTTCAGAATGGGCATACCAGCCTTTTAAATATCCCGCGTAGAAAACGCCGGTAGCCAGTGCCAGCGATAACCCTGTAATAAGCAATTTAGCTTTGCCATTCATTCGTAAAGCCCCCAGCACGCCAGCGCACTTTCCTGATCGCGGCGGTCAACCTGTCCGTAGCAGCCGTTGGCCTGTCCCTTCGTCAACCGGCAATCCCGGCCGCCATCGAATACCCAGCGGCGGATCTCAGCGCACGCCCCTTTGCGGTCACCAGCATTCAGTTTGCGATAGAATGTAGACGGGAAGCATTTACCTGGGCCGATATTGTACGGGCAGAAGGATGCGATCCCGGCTTTCTGCGGTTCGGTCAGCGGCACCTTAATATTCCGGTCAACCCATGCCAGTGCTTTATTGCGCTCAGCGGCGTTCACCTGAGCGCATTTCTCCCGTGATAGCCTCATTCCCGGGATCACAGGCTTGCCGTCGACCGTGATCGCCCCCCGGCAAATCGTCCAGACCCCGCCGCCATCTTTATACGCCGTCAGGCTGTTACCTTCTTTCTCGTTGAGGAACTGGTCGAGAATAACCGGTGCGGACGCTCCGGCCAGAACCAGCCCCAGAACGGCAGCGCTGAGTTTAGTCCTGGTGCTGGCCATATAGTTGAGCCTCTTTGCGTCGGTCTTCTTTGATTTTGAAATAAAGATTGGTCAGATAAGTAATCAGGCCCAGCATAATACTGCCCAGTACGCCAATAGCGGCCCATTGGCTGGGGCTGACTTTATCAAGTAGTTGAAGTAACCAATAGCTACCGCTACCAAGCGATGTGGCGTAGGAAGCCCCCGCCGCCACGTCCGAAATGTTGTTCATCCTCATACCTTACCCCCGTGGGGTCCACTTAAGATAAGGGTGAGGTTAAGGCTACAGTTCGGTCGGAATCCCGACTTTACTTGAATTTCCGAATCAGCAACTGAGTGATCCGCACCGTCCTGGCTATGTTCCTCGTTGCGTAAACTCCGCCAATAATCCCACCGCCGCAGAACTTACCCTGCGTCCAGTCTCCCGTATAGTTCAGGACAGGGGTGTCGATAGTCTCCCACCCGTCGTAGACCTTAATGGTCTGCGTTGTCGGCGAAGTCTTTTCACAGCGGATAAGGAACTTGCGAGCCCTGTCTGTAGCGCTATAAACATCATCAATACCGGTCTGGATTTGAGGGTAAGGTGCCGATCCCTGATATGGGTAGCGCAACTGGAGGAGGTTAAATGTTTTCGATGTGGCATACAGGAGCAGGCAGTTGTCCTCCTGGTTATTATCCGTCGATCCTGAATTACGGTTCAGGGATTTACCACCGAAGAACAGGAAGCCCGTATCGGTATCGAAGAAACCTTCCACCAGTATTTCTACTTTGTCACCAACCTGCCCGATATCAGCGCAGTTCGTGCCGTCAAACATTTCAGGGTTCATGAATGCCACGCGGTTATTTGTCGTATCCGCCTCGAATCGGAAGTCGAGAGAACCGGTTTTCTCCAGCGCATTCACCTGCACATAGTTTGGCGCGCCGTAGTTGTTCACGTAACCAAACGTGTCCTTGGCTTTCCAGAATGGATTGAACTCAAACCAGCCGCCCCAGAACGCCCCGATGGTAGTTATAGCAGGCGCAATGACCTGGATACGGTTAAGCCCGTAGCGGAGCTTTGTTAGATAAAATGGGCGATCTGTTGCGTTAATTGCTGCTTCGTTCTCACCGGTGTCGGGTAGCTCCTTATCGTAGTAAGCCGAAGAGTTACCTAGTGAAAATACCTTCACGCGCGGCAGTTGATCTGCAGCATAAGCAGAGCCAATATTGCTGTTGCCAAAATTGCGGTATATCAGCGAGTCCTGATTCCCCTCGCTCCAAACGAAGAAGTCAAAGATAACCTCGCTTGCCACATAGTCTGCGGCCTGAATGTACCAGATCCGTGGGAATCGTGAGTATTTATAGCCCTCAAAACCGGTGTCAGGAACCCAGCTGGATGTATAATCCTTGGCATAACGCATTCTGCTGTCCATCCAGCAAATACGCTCAATATCTGTACCGTGGCAGCGTAAAATGTCAGGCATGAACGACTGGGCGACAAAAGCTGCTTTCATAGAGTGTCCGGTATCACCCCAGTGCAACCCGTCTGGTTGTAACTGGTATTGATTTGAATAGTCAGAGTTCTTCGACATCCATGTTTTCTGCATGAAATCCTGGTCAATAATGGATACCCCCAGCACTTCCGCCATATATTTTTTCGCGGCATCTATCTGGGCAGCAGCTTCTTCATTGTCGCGCCCGGAAGAACCAGCATTCCAGCCATTATATGAGCGCCAGTTAGCATCACAGGTCGTCAGAACTGGTGTAGCACCGGCTGCAATAACCTTCTTCATTACCTCGATTGTTTGCGCGATGTGCTGAGCAATCTTATTTCCGGCGTCCGTAATGTCGTTAAGCCCGAAGCTGATGATCACGATATCCGGGTTAGAAGGAATGTATGGGTTCTGCAGCACAGCTTTTTCAAAGTAATAGTTTGCCCAGCCATTCTGCATCTGCTGCCCGCTGTAGCCGGCATTATAAACGCTGATATTATTATTACGGTGATACTGACGCAGAATGGTTTGCAGTTTAACAGGCCACGCGTTCGGGGCTTCTGCATTGTGGTCGCTGTTCGCAACCGGAGCGGAGGTCCATGGAAAACCAGTCACAGGAACAGTAGGGTTTGCCGTCCATCCTGTCGAGCCATTACCATCACCGGTAGAGTCGGCATAGCTGGTAATAATCACTGTTTCACCGCCATGCATCTTGGCCGCCCAATAATCGAGGGTTTTGATATGACCCTGAAATAGCGGAGACGATTCGCTTAATAATATTTCAAGTTGTTCAGATACAGTTATGTCATTAAATCCAATACGCCCAGCGCCAGTAGGTTTAGCCAATTCAACCATTACATCGGAAGCAGACCCTGAAGCAGGCAACACGGTAATAGGCGCCCCGAATGCATTGAATGCAAGTAATTTGTTTGCACGTTGACCAACCGATGGGATAACAGGAACATAATTTTCAGGCACACGCAGCGCACGGACAAGGCTGACATTATCAACGTAATTTTTTGTTGCCGCATCCTGACTATCGACAGGTTCGGCCAGTTTTGAAATGGCGTAACCTTCAGCATTATATGGTCCGCCAAAAAGAGGGCGGCGAAGTGCCAGTGCAAGATGAATAGCCTGATATTGGATCGCCATCCAGAGGCGATCAAAGTCCTTATTGACTGTATCCGCCAGAAGGTCGCCGTTATCCTGATAATCTGTAAGCCGGTATGTGGGTACAACACGTTCAAGCATGACCAATGCACCATTAGCCGGTGGCGTAAGAAATGTAATATCACCCCCAGCTTTATTGCTAATGCCCGCCACGGTGTAACCACTGGAAACAACGTTTCCGTTTATACTCACCTGCAGATCATTTGTATTGATGATATAAAAATCAAATGTAAAAACGGTTGTCTGACCGTTGGCCGTATAGATATTGTAGGGGACTTGATTCGGTACCGACATAAGGGATCTCCGGCGGCTAGTAATCTACAGCGACCGAAATGTCGCCGTCGTATGGCTGCCAATGCTCTCTCGCCTGCGCGGTCGGAATCCCGACTAATTTACCGATACGCACAGGCGTAGCGCTGATCGCACCGGACCCCGAGTCGATAAAGTCGTCTGGCTGGTTAGTCAACGCCGGGTTAAAGTCTCGCATCTGGTCATACACAGGGCCGTCGAGCACATCGGAATGTGCCCACAGGAACCGCGAAGACAGTGGCGCTTCAAAGGCATCGAGAATGCGTTTTTGTTTGTTGGTAACGCTAAACTCTTCACGCACACCGCAGCCGGTACCCTTCAGCGCCTGCTTAAGCAATTTCCCTGCAAAACTACCCGGGCCGTTCACTTCCACGCAGACAAGCGGGATTTGGTACTTAAATACCAGTTCTTTGATCTGCATAACCTGACCGCCGATTATCTTATCGTTGTCGTCGAACTCCGCCAGATCGCCAGTCAGTGCCTGGCATACATGCCAGTAAAGGTGGCCGCGCGCGTCGGTAAGCATCAGGGAGAACGCCGAGGCGTCAGCCTTAACTTTACCTGTGGCCACATCCCACCAGGCGACAGCGCCAACAATTTGCACGTTACCCAGCCAGAGCGAGGCCGTACGGTTCGCATATCGAATCTGCAGGTGGATGTTGTACTCACGGATGCGGTCTGGGTCGAGACGAACGTCGCCAACTGGTTTACTGTGCAGCTGATACTGGCTATCCCACTCGTTAATCGTGCGCGTTTCTTTACGTCGATTCTCCATTTCCTCACGAGTGAATCGTTCAGGCCAGGCGCAGTCTGCATAAAAATCGATAACCGTGTCCGGCGCGGCCGCAAACTCAACGCCGTCGGCGGTCAGCTTATAATCCACGTTTTCGACCAACAGCCGCGCCGCCTTGTGGATGCCAGCAAAAACATAATCCGGGCGAAAAGGCACTGCGTAGCGCAGCTGCGAGGCCTCTTTCGCTTCAATGCGTTTTTCTTTATCAAATAGCCGGATGGTAAGACAGTCGGCGCCCATAGACTCCACCTCATCATAAAGGCTGTCATGTGTGTGCGGTGTACCGATATAAAGTTTTCGCCCGCCGGGGATCAGGATGTGTGTTTGCTCTCCCAGGCGATAGCGCAGTTTTTCGCGCGCCTCGGGCGTCTGTATATTACGCGGCACCTCTACGTCATCATTCTGGCATTCGTTGGCACGCGCCGAGGTCACGTTAGACAGGATGCCTTTGGCGTACATGCTGCCGTTACGTAAATCCAGCGCGCCGTTGACCCACCACTGCTCTACTGTCCCCTGCCCATCCGGTAACATGCCTTTGGTCAACGGATGGTTGCGCAGAACGTTCTGCGTATCGCGGCTGGTTTTATACGCGGTGCCGTCTGATTCCGACTGGTGAAGAATGCGGTACTGACGATCGCAGTGGTATCGCCAGGCATTATAAACCGCAAGGATCGTTGATTTACCGAAACCACGGAAACAGCGAAGCACCGCGAGGTTTCCGCGATGCTCCAGCCAGTGGCAGGCCTGATAGTGGCAGTCCGGAACGTCCCAGTTCATTCGCTCCGCCCACATTAAAAAGAAGGCGAGGAACGAAATCATTTTTTCCCTTTCTGCAGGCGCTCAATAATCGCGGCCGCCTCTCGCTCAGCTTTTGAAACCTGCTGGCCCAGCGCAAAGGCTTCATCATCCTGACCTGGGTTATCGGATGGTGTACCGCCTCGCGTCTGCATACCGATAAGTGAATGCACCTTAATCAGGAGCGTCAGCGATGCAGCTGCATTCTTCTTATCCCAGTAGCGGTCGCCGCGTTCGTCTTTGGTGAGTTCGCTCGGTTTCTTCCCCGCCCCCGGCCAGTTAGCCGGATCGGCCTCCTGCAGCACCACATCGGTTAATTTATCGGTCAGCGCGGTAAGGCGTGTTTTGTAATCCTGATGCATAAAAAAGCCCCGTAGTGAATACAGGGCTATGATGGCGTGGGTTTAAGGTCGGAATCCCGACCGATTAATACCCCCTTGCTGTTTGGTTATATTCCTCTACAACGCGGTTTGCTTTTTGAATCGCATCGTCCTGGGATTCCTGAATACGTTTCATATCGTTACCAGCGTTTTCGGTATAATCCTTCGCATTTTGGATATACCTTTCAACCTCACTTTTATACGCTTGCATTGAATATTCATTGCGATCATAAGGAGGTGTCGGCTCCGAATCCGAAAACTCAGGATAACCACTAAAGCCTAGATTCGAGCCACCAAATACCGTAGCACTCGCGACAGTTGAGTAGGCCAGAATAAACCCAGTTAACATAAAAGAAAGTTTGCGCATTTTTATCACCGTGTTTTGTTTTACCGGATATTGCTACTTATTTCATACCGGGATCAACCTGATTTATCAGCGGTGCTATCCAGAAAAGATTATTACCCGGCAGCAGCGTACGCACGTTATGCAGTACCCGATCGCCAGCATCACCGTTGAGCACGCCAGCGGTCACATCGGTAACGGTATCGAGCAGGCCGAACGTTGGCCCAAGCGCAGAGCCGATAAAACCACGGCTGGCATAACGTGACTGTGTTCCGGTACCTAGCAGTGCACCCAACCCCACCATACCACCGGAGGCTTTTTCTGCCATGTTGTTATATTCCATCAGAGGGCCGAGAATACCGGAACGGTCGATACCTTCAATGGCGAGTTTCTGAGGCGACCAGTCAACCTCTTTACCGTTTGCAGACTGTTTCAGCGCGTACGTCAGTGCGCCGAGGCCAATCTGGAAAGCGGTACCGTAATAAAACTGACCGGTTCCTTCCTGCAGGCCGCCCAGCGTTGCACGGTTGTAGGACGCGGTAGCGAACGATTTAAACTGGAAGATAGTTTTACCCAGCGGCGTGCTGGCCCACAGTGGTGTATCGCCGATCCCCGGTGTGATAACGGTATTGTTAACGTCTTTGAGCACCGCCGACTGGAAGACACCAGCCACATGCTGATCGTCCCATTTTTCAAAATTGCCGATATGCCAGCCATTGATTACCTCGCCGTGCTTTTCGAATTCGCTGCGGATACGCGCGGCCATATTGTCGTTAATGCCGAGCTTGGCAAGGCGGCGGCCAGTGAACGCGCCGGACAAAATGCCGTCGGAGGTGATCATGCCGTTTACAGATTTGTTCATATCGTCGAAGTGGCCCATCAGCGTGAGCTTGCCGAACGCATCGGTGACGCGCTCCATACCCGCTTCTACCGCCGTGGTTCGTGCGGAACTGTCCACCAGGTCCCCCATCGTACGCGCACGGGTATGGAGTATGGTCTCCAGCCCGACGGCCATTTTTAACTGTTCGGCGCGACTAGCCTTGAATGCCGGCGACCGGGTTATCAGCGCAGAGTAACCGCGCATGGTATTGCCAAACCCGTTAACCATCACACCACGCGCGAGATCAGGAATAGCGGAAACGGTCATACCGCCCAGCTTGGTGACAAAGTTAGCGCTGCGAAGGAACGCACCGGCGCGTACGAAAAATGATGATGGATCGTCCGGCATGCCGTAGGTACCCGCCAGGCGGTCGCGCAGCGCTGTGATGTCGCGAATATCGTTATCGCGGGCTTTCGCCAGCTTCGCCTGGTCTTTGGGGTTCTGGCGCATCAGCGCATCGTATTCATCCTGAATATCCTTGAGCTGCTTTTCCAGCGATTTATTACCGAATGCGCGCGTCAGCTCAACCTCTGCTGACGCCTCGCGGATATGACGCTGCAGCACATAATTGGCGTCGCTCTCCAGATAATCTTTCATCAGGCGATCGGGAACGCTGAGCGTACGCGACCGGGTGCTGCCAGCCGCTTTCACCATAAAGACGTTCGCAAAATCCTGCGGTATTTTTGCGCCGACAATTTTATTGATCGTGGCATCAGCCGTAATTTCAGCCTCTTCGCGCTCTTCGCGAGACATGGTTTTCTCACCGCGAGACCACCAGTCGACCAGCATGTCGCGGAATTTATCGCGCTCGTTAACGATCTTGCCGACTTTGTACACGCGCGGGAAATAACTCTCCTGACCGATGGCTTTCAGTTCCTCGTCAGGCGGCAACAGGCCAAGCTTTTGCTGCGCCACTTTCACCCGGTTAACCACGGTGCGCATTGCCTGTGCCGCTTCCTGCACCACCGGATTAGCATGCACATCGCCGCTGCGCATGGCGTTGCCAACTTCCTCACGGAACTGTGAAAAGCTCAGGTCACCGCCAGCCGCTTTGTACTGGCTGTAGGCCTGTTTGTTCGTCACCACGACGGCAGCCTCTTCACGACGCCACCCGCGCACGCGGGTTTCTGCCGCGACGGGCGTCTCGATACCCCGGGCATTACCCTGCAGGGTGTAGTTATTCTCCGCCAGCTCCAGCGCCGTACGGCGGGAGGTTTTCGACGGTGACTCCATAAGACGGGTAAACGGCGTCAGATAACTGCCCGCCTTACGTGCCAGTTTACCGACCGGACCGCCAGCTGCCGGAGTGAGATCCTCGAGCGTTGCCTCACTGACTCTCGCCGCGCCGACGCTACCTCCTTCGGGGAGCGATGCAGCAGCGGTGTCCGTCGCTGACGTGATACTCATATTATCGAGCGCATCAGCCACTTCGCGCGTGGCAGCAGTGCGAACAGAGGGTGACAGCGCTGCGCCGGCTGCTGCAAATACACCGCTCATCAACGCACCGGCTGCCACGTGGGAAGCACTTTCGCCCCATGTGCGGGTGATCTGCTGGTTATTCAGGACAACCTCGCTCGCTGCTGTTGCAGCTGCACCGATTGCAGCCTGCGACGCGATACGGGCAACCGCGCCGCCCTGCGCACCGGGGATAAACATGGAAGCTACGGTGACAGGGTCTACCACTCCGGCTGCAATGCTGGCAAGGACACCTTCGCCGCCCGCCTCGGAAAGTACCCTGCGGTCCTCGTTTTCGTCGTCAATCTGTTGTTTCAGCCAGGCGGTCTCCTCCGGCGATCGGGAATCAGCAAACGCCGAGCCCCACTGTTCGTACCCGTGCAGCTCGGTTTTATCCGCATAAGGGTTATAACCCTCTACCGGCTCAAACTGTTTGGCCGGGCGGAACATTTCGCCAAGCAGGTTATTCTGACGAAATGCAGCGCCCCACACAGACGGCTCATCCTGCTGAGGTGCCGGGTTGGTACCTTCAGGCAAAGGCACATCAAATCCGGTAGGTGCAGCCAGGACATTACCCGCCGGAGTGAATCCGTTATTCAGTTCTTCAGGGGTGGCGTATACCGGCATTATTCAGTGCTCCACGAAAAGTAATTTTTAACCCTGTCCATGCGCTCGTTATGCAGGCGCTTGTACTGCTCATCGAGCGCACGGTGTTTATCTTTGAACCCACGAATATCCTGCCCGCGTTGCAGCTCATTGCGATCATGTTCTTCGCGCTCTTCCTGCATTTTTTTGTATGGCGCCCACTCTTCCAGTGACGGTTTCCAGCGCATCGGCCTGCCGTACGAATCGTAGAACGGTTGTACCGCCTCGATACCATCCTTATCTTTTGTTCGCACCATGATGGCGTAATCGCCGTTGCGGGCCGTCATAACATCAGGGGTAATTTCCAGATCACCGCCAATACGCGACTCCGGCGTTTTACTGGTGACAGGTGCCGCGTTACCGGAAGTGATCCCAAGCTGCGCTGGGCTGGTGGTGATCTCGCCCTTGCGCTCGCCGTACATCAGGTTTTCTTTTTCTTCTTTCCACTGTGCCGCTTGCCAGCCTGACGGACCGTAGTTATAGAGTGCCTCCGGCGCGTATTTCATAAGTTTTGCGTCGCCGTTAACCTCGCTGATACTCCAGGTGCGGGCGATCTGCTGGTTGGTCATTTTTTTGGCCGCATCCGCATTACCGCCGGTAGTGCGGTAATTGATGTCGTACAGCGACTGGTAATCGTTGCGGAACCGCGCAGCCTCCGGTGTCTGGTCGTCAGCGGAAGGATTTCCCCAGCTAAAGAAGCCAGACATGCTACTCACTGCGGAATCCATCGCTTTGCCGCGGTCTTTTTTGTACTCCTTGGTGCCCTGGGTTGATGCCAGTTGCGCCTTAAGCGCATCAGTCTGGTTATAGGTCAGATTCTGCGCCTGCTCGATAGCGGTTTCGGACGCCATGCCAGAATCGGTAAGCTGCTTAACAGTAAGATAAAATCCCTGCATATCCTTTGGCATGTCGCCAACAGACGCGGGATCTGTGTCATAGAGACGATTAAATAGCTCGGCTCCCTGACGGACCGCCTCAGGACTGCGTGCTCGGGAAATCGCCGATAACTGGGTGGTTACCTGCGAAGGAATGATCCCGGTCTGGGCCACCTGCTGCACGATCCCGTCATGGGTGGTAGCATCGTTAATCCTGAAATTTTGCGCCGTTGGCGTCGCATCGGCGGCTTTTTGCATCGATTTATTGGTAGGGTCAAGTTTTTCTCCCATAGACAGAGCTTCGTTAAAACGACGCACATCACGCTGCGCCTGTATCGCCTCATTACTTTTTTGCACCAGCGCGCCGAGCTTACCGTAAGCATCAAGTTTCAGCGCATAATCCGGGTCGTTTGCCTGAGGCTTTAACTTCGCAATTTCTGCCTGCTGCTGTTCTGGGGAAACGTACTGTATCGCCTGGAAGGTTTTGGCGTTGTTGATCGCGATGTCGAGTTGCTTAACGGCCTTTGCCCCCTGCTCGCCGTATGCAAACATGATAGAGGCTTTATCAGGCATCGCATCAGGCACTTCGCCGTTATAGAGCTGCACCATCGTATTATTCAGAATCGGGTCAATCTGCTCGCGCAATGCCGTACGTTGCTCACGGATTTTCGACTCGGCGATGTTATCGATTTTGTTGACTGACACCGGATCGAGACCGGTTTTATTTTTGTTGTAACGGGCAAGCCAGCCGCGTGTTTCCGCTGGCAGGTTTTTAATGAATTCAGCTTGTGAAATTTCCCCTTTGCGCGGGTCACCAATTTTAGCGATCAGCTTATCGACGTTACCCTGCCCCCAGTTGTAAGCTGCACCTGTTAGTGTTTCAGAGCCGTATTTTGAATAAAGTTCGCCCACATAATCTTTAGCCAGTTGCGCATGCTGTTCAGGGTCATTTGGGTTGTACTCAACTCCGCGCTTGGCCGCCAGTTCTTTACCAGTATCAGGCATTAACTGGTACTGCCCCTGAGCCCCCTTAGGTGATGTGATGATGCTGCCATCGCTTTTGAAATGCTTACCGCCGGATTCAACGATGCCGATAGCGCGCATATCCATGGCGCCGGAGTCTTTCACCGGGAAGTCTCCATTTAACCAGCCCTGTGGGTTGGTAACCGCGTAGTTCTGGGCTCGCTGGTCCATAGCCCGCAAATTGGCCTCAGAAACCGCCTGGTCAATTTGTTCCTGCGACCATCCCTGCGCCTGACCGTACAACGAAATTGAGTGCTGCCGTGCGCCGCGAATTAATGCGGCCGCCTGCGGATCGTCAAACGCCCCCGCTTCCTGCTCAACGGACGATTTAACGGTAGCGTCAAGCTGCTGGCGCTGGGCCTGTTCAGTCTGACTACGTTCAAAGCTGTTGTAAGTGCTGGCACGGCGGATTTGACCCGCTTTCCATTGCGCGTCAAAATACTGCAGCTGGCTCTGCGGTACCCGTTTACGGGCCTCTTCATAGTCTGACGAGTCCAGTTTATCCATATCGAGCCCAACACCGGAGGACTTGAAACCCCGCCGGGTGACGAGCGCGCCCGTTTCTGGGTTTTCCCAGCGATCACTGGATTTAGCATCAAGATCGGTAAGTATCGCCTGGGTTGCTGCTACATCTGCTTTATCCTGTGTGCGCTGCAAATCATCCGTAGCCTGTCCCAAAGCGGCTCCCAGCCCTGCCACCGCGTTACCAATCTGGCCGACATTACTGACACTGACGCGGGTAGGATTTGCCTGCGGCGTAACGTTACCAAAATTACCCGTTGGAATTCTCACAGTTATTTACTCCCTGCTTTTTTCCAGCCTTTATATGCGGTACCGCCTGCGCTAAGCACAGAGCTACCCGCGCTGATGTAGCCAGATGTTGAAGCATTACGGCCAGAGATACGGTCAGCGGACGCCTGAGAATTCAGTCTGGCGCCCTGATTTGTACCGTTCAGAATGGTCTGGTAAGCATCCTGCTCAGCATCGCCAACGATATCGGACTGAATACGCAGCGCCGTGCCTTCCCCCGTGTCCACACCGGACCCAGCAAGAGAAGCTCGCGCTGCAGCTGCCTGTGCTCGCCCAGCTTTACGGATTCGATCGGCTTCCACCCGTGCAGCTGCCTGTGCAGCCTCGGCATCAGCTTCCGCCTGTGCAGCCTGATAGTTGGACATTTTCTTTTGCTGCTGCCCGCTATAAACCGCGCCACCGGCGGCAAGAACGGATGCGCCAATAGCCGCTATTTCCACGCCAGTACACATTTTTAAACCTCCATTGAATACAGCAGACCGGAACGTTTCAGACCAAGGCGGGAATACATTTCGCCGGTGCGTTCTTCATGTACGCCCGTGGTTATACCCATGTTAATGAGCGCGGCGCCGTGTTCTTTCGCCCAGGTGAGAAAAGCTTTAGCGAGTCGTGGACCCGCAGTGCCACCTCGATGCTCCGGAGCGACAAAGAGCCCATACTCAAAGGCCATCAGCTGACGGCTGAACCACTGCTCAGCAATGCCACCAGCCATCCAGCCGATGACTACCCCCTCTTTTTCGGCCACCAGCACACACCCCGCAGGCGACGCAATAACGCTTCGTGCAAGCTCTGCGCATTTTTCTTCATCGAATGGTGAGTTTTGCGAGTACCGGGATTCGATATACATCCGCGCGCCCAGCTCGATCAGCGCCGGGATATCCCCGGCTGTTGCGTTACGTACCATGTCAGCCCCCGTTACTGGTGAAAGTGAAAATAATTGCAAGAAGATGGAATGGCAGCGGCTGGCGCTGCTGAATAAGCAGGGTGTCTTCCCCGCGTTCCCAGCCGAGTTTTCCCCAGTAGTGATCGCCGGTGAAAAGTGGCGCGGGCTGGTTGAGGATTTTCGGACCGAACCGGCGGAACGGAATAACCTGGCCGTTGCACTCCGCACCTGTAGTATCGAGAAACCGCATCGTCACTTCGCTGGTACGCTTTTTCGCGTTCTGGGTGGTACCTTCGGTAGTGGAAACCTCCGGTGATAGCGTTTCGATCGTGCTTTCGAAGTGCAGGCCGATCTCCACGCTTTTAGCCTTACGTGACAGGGTGATCTGACCAGAGGAAATGGTGAACTGCGGCATAACCGCACCATCGGCCACCACGTCAACCGTCTGCCCCTCAAGGTGAGCAAGACCTGACCACGTAGCAGAGCCTTCGCTACTGGTGCCGGTTACTGCGGCATCGGTATAAAGATTGCTGTCGAACACCTCGACATAACGAACGGTCTGGCCGTTTATCTCACGACGAACGATGGCGTAAACCACATCGTCGGTTTCGGACGGAATGGTAGCCACCGACTCAAACGCGCCGGCAGTCACTTGACGGGACCATGCAATTACATCCTGACCACGGTCGATAGCCATCGTGACCGCAGCGCCATCAGCCCGGACCATCCAGATAAACGCATCCGGCTGTTGCTGGTATGCCATATCCAGCACGCCACCAGCGGTGATGTGCTCGGCCAGCACCGTCATATCGTTGGCGGAATAGGAAACAAAGCTGTCGGGATCGTACGCTACTGCGTAGAGCTTGCGGCCAGCGCGCTGAACGAACATGATTTCGGTACCAACGCGCACGGGGCGGATCCCGTTGCAGCCGTACGGGCTCGGATTTTTCACCGAAATATTGGTCGGTGTTATGGCCGCATCATTGCCGGAGGTGATCGTAAACTCGCCGCCGTAGGTCAGCGCAATCAGGGTATTCATCTGCGCCAGATGCACAATCGGGTTGAGCTGGTCAGAAGACAGTGTGAAGCTGATCGCGTCATCATCCTCGGTACCAATCTCAAAGGACAGATAAACGCCCGTTTCGCTCCACCAGATTGTTTGCGGGTACTTCGGAGACCCAGCCAGAACAAGGCGCTGCTGGTATAGCGTCACCGCGCCAGGGTACCCAAATTCATCGGTCCAGACAGTGTCCTCACGCGTCCATGAACCCGGTGATGCCGCCTGCGTGGCGGTTAAGTCGCTGCGGATAGTACCAACGGCAACCTGCGGGCTGGTGATACTTTTAATCAGTACCAGACCGCCATTAAGGCGAACGTATGAGCCAACGTCCTGAGCAACCCAGCCGCCCCCCGTAAATGGAGGTGTTGGGTTGGTGCCTGGGTCAGCGTCGCTCAGCGTGAGCGTAATTTCAGAGCCCACGAACTCTTTGACGGATGGCTTACACCATTTCTGCGGTGTATCGCGCACCTCGTCAAACGGCTCTACAATGAACGGTGCGGGTTCAAGCACCCAGTCGGTTTGACCACGGCGCTGGAGGCGATGTGGTTTTACGGACTGATGTACCAGGAACATCGTGTCAGCACCCTGGACATAGTTCACGGCAGCCAACATATCGGCGGTGTATGGGCTGGCGATTTCATAAGGCGTATTGTCGCCGTTAACCAGCTGCTTACCGTTCTGATAAATACGCATGTAGCCGTCGCCGAATTCAAGCATGTAGGCCTGAGAACGGTTGAACACGTAGGGAATAAGGCGGGATTTTTTATTGCCGAATTTCGTGGCCGCCGCAAAGCGGGTACCAGGTCTGCGGACAACACCACCCTGCACGACCACTACCGCGTTTTCGATAATCTTCGCGCCGTTGGCGTAGCGGGCAATATCAACGCGCCCCATCAAACGTGGGGAAACTTCACCAGCTGTAAAATTGGTTTTTATAAGGTTCGCGCGCATGTCAGAACCTCGACTCATAAGTTGGATAACCGCCCAGCTCTTCCGGCGGTTCTTCCTGACCATCGACGGCTTTTGCCTGTTTCAGCAGGAATGAGGCCTCCTGCGCCAGGCTATCACGCAGGCTGGTGGACCCGGTCACTGCATACGCCAGCTTGGACTGCATCATCATTTCAGCAACATCCACCAGCGCAGAATCCCACGTTGACTCGTCCTCGTTACGGAAGATATAGCGCAGACGAATGACATCGATGTTTGCCAGCAGCCGGCTCCCCTCAATCCGGTAATCAATATCATCCCGTGGCTCGCCCACGGAGAGGACGCGAATCAGATCACCAGGCAAAGAAAATTGATAGCCATACCCAAAGACGGGCGCTGTGCTGACGGGTGAGAGCACAATACGCTTTATCGCGCAGTTCCACGGGTGAGCGCGGAGTAATTTATTTCGGACAGTAGGGTAAAGGTTGGCGCAAAGACGGGCATGATCCGTGTCTTCGTCGAAATCATTTATCGGGTGAGCACCCAGCGCCAGAAGTGCGTTTGAGCAGATTGAGACACTCGAAGTCATGGCAGAACCTCAGATGAAAAAAGGCCGGGGGAATACCCCGGCAAACACACCAGCGGCTTAAACAACAAAATCGATGGCGACGACTTTTTTCTCGTTGGCGCGGCCAGCACCATAAGACGCATCAACAGAGATCTGAATGGTGTTGTTTTTATCGCGGCGTGGTCCGATATCGACGTTGTACTCAGCGCCGGTACCGAAATGCACGGCGGATTTACACCACGCAGCTGCGGTTTTGGTAGTTACAGCCGGATTGCCAGCGGTCGCAGAATCGAGCTTCTCGTACGCCAGCCAGTTGAAGCCGAGCCATTTGGAAGAAACCGCACCTTCCTGCAACATTTTCACCGCCATGAAATCAGCAGAGGTCAGCGTGGTATCGCTGAGGATTTGCGTCAGCATGTCGGCGTTGTACGTCATGAACAGCTCTTCACCGTTCTGTTCGTCACACTCATTGCGACGGAACATCGCTTTTGCGGCGATCAGCTTGGCTTTGGTCATGCCCGTACCGCCTGCAACGATTTTTTGCGCAGCTGGAAGCGCTACTGGTGCAAAAGCACCGCCGCTGGACGTTTTGCGCAGTACGGTATCGAGCAGCGCGCGATAAACCACATCGTCTTTTTTGCGGTTGGCGGCCGCCAGGGTCAGTTGCAGATAAGGGCCCTGCGGATCTGCCAGCAGTTTACGCAGGTCACGTTTTTCAACCGGTACGAATACACCGTAGTCCGCCATCAACGCATTACGGGTACCAGCTTCTGGCAAGTCCCATACGGTGTCACCGAAACGCGTGGTGATCTGCGTCATTTCGATGGTGCCCATATCGTTGATGGTGAACGCTTCGCCGGTGATCATCCCACGGTCATGTACCGCTGCTTGCAGGCGGGAATCCTTCTGCTGCGCGGCGATTTCGAAAGAATCATGAAACTGCGTGATAAACGCAGCGGTGATCATGTTCTTGTTGGCATCAAATGGCATAACAATCACTCCAGAAAATATCGCCTGCTGGGTTGTCGGTTGCCCGGCCCGATTAACACAATGCGCGTGGCGCTTACGCACTGCGGGAAAATTCAGTTATCCGGCGTCCCCGCCGGGCTGGTTATGGAGAGATTGTTAGCGAGGTGTGCGGTCGGAATCCCGACCAAATGAAAAAGCCCCGCATCAGCGAGGCTCTTTTTATCCCCTGCAAGGGATAATCTTGTCTTTATCCGCTACAGGGGATAAAACAAAGCCCGCGTATCGGCGGGCTGGTTGTTGCATGTTACGGTGCTATCAACCTTCCAAAGCCCGTCGGCAGTCGTCTTCGTTCTCCCACGCATCAGAGCGATCGTCATGCAGGCGTTGCTTCAGCAGGTAGCCTTCCAGCATCCAGATTTTATTCACCGCGTTTTCACGGGCAATCTTACGACCGATTTCTGGGTCGAAGTTTTCCGGGCTGGCACAGGCACTTTCGCCGGTAACCGTGAAGCCGTTCCTCAGCACCATTACGCAGAAGGTCAGCAGGTCAAGCGGTGCCAGAATGCGCTCACCTTCAACGTATTCAGATTTAACGCGCGCACCAGGAGAATTAGCACCATCAGTGCCGGTGAAATAAACTTCGGAGCGGATAAGGCTCTCAATGTGCTGCGGCGTAACGCGTGGTGCAGTTAAGCCTTTAGCCTGAATTTCAGTTTCAATATCTTTGTCGCTCATCGGTCTTTCCTCTGGTTAGGTTGTCGTGACATGTCACGCTACAGCTTGATCGCCGTAACGCTTCTGGTAATACGCTTTGACCTGTGCCGATACACGCTCGTGGTCTGCGTGTTTCGGGTCCATGTACGCCGGGGATTTCATCAGGTCGCGGATGGTCTGCTGCTCTTCGAGATTCACATCACCACCCGCCGGTGCGTCTTCCTGCATCTCAGCACCGACTTTTGCCAGCATACGGATGACCATCGGGTTATTGCCGATCTCGTCGATACGGCCTCTGTCGCTCTCGTCAGCAAGCGAATTAAACGCGCGGAAAGCCAGACCAATGTTTTGCTTAAACTCTGCGTCAGTCTTCCACACTTCGCGCAACTGCGTGGTGGCAGCAGCGGAATCAAGTTCAGCAGCACCACCCACCAACTCAGGGGCGCGTTGGGCATATTCACCCAGGATAAAACTCATCTGGTCATTGGTGATGCCTTTGGCGTGCGCTGTTTTCATAAAACCTTGCATACGCGGATCGGCTTTGAATTCTTCCCAGTTGAACCCGTCCACCTTCACATCGGGAGCGTACTCATCAGCAGTTTTCGGCGGTGCGTCGCCGCTGCCCATGCGTTTTTCAAGGTGAGTGTAATTTTCCGCCAGTTTGCGGGCAGAGCTTTCAATACTGAGCTTTCCGTCTTCGCCCATAACGCGGAATTTCTCAGGTATCCAGTCATTAGCACCCGGTTCGCCCGCGCCGGTGCTGAGCAGAGAATTGCCAGAAGGTTCACCAGTACCCGGATTATTGTCGCCATCGCCACCACCTCCGTTACCGCCGCCTGGCTGTTCTGCACCTGGCTCAGCGTTCATGAATAATTGTTTAAGCATCCACATCGTCTTCTACTCCATCGGCTTTGTTTATTTCGCGCAGGATGAAATCCAGTACGGATCGCTGCCCTGCCCTGTAACACGTTTCACGGTCGCCCTCGGTACCGCCGGGGACATACGCCGCACGCCCAAAGCGGCGGGTCAATTCTTCCAGCACCTGAGAACCACCAGGCATCTCTTCGAAAATGCGCTTAAAGTCCTGAGGTGTGGCCTGTTTTATTCTCATTGGTTACCTGCCAGTCGTTGCCCTATCGCCGCGCCTGCGGTCTGTCCTGCGGCGCTTGCTGCCTCCCCACCGGCCTGCATCATGAGCTGCTGCTGTGCTACCTGCTGCTGTGCTTTCTGGCGTTGGTCGCGGAGATCTGCCACCGCATCGGATGAGCGAATAACCTTAGCCGGGACACCAAGCGCATCGGCCACAACGCGCGTGGCCTCGTCGGTATCGATGAGATCAACAACGTCCTGGCTGATGTTTGCGAGATTTGCCACGTTAGCCCCCAGGCGCTCGATTGCCGTTACGTCTTCAAGCTTCTGGGCGCGCGCCAGAGGCGAGATGTAACGCACGTTAAAATTAGCGTTCTGGAGGCTCTCAGGCGGCGGGGAGAAAACACCTGCACGGAAAGCGATACCGAAGCAACGCACCACAAGCAGCTGGAGATATTCAGCCTGGAACCGCCCATAGACCGGGCCAAGCAGCTGGCGGATCAGCGCGACACGCACGTGCACTTCGGTAGCGGTCATTGCTGGGCCGTCCTGCGGTTGCAGCTGGTCGGCCATCATGATTTTGCGAATTGATGCCTGTAGGCGCTCTTCTGCGGTAAACGCCACGTTGAAATCGGAACCGGTCAGCAATGGTTTCATGCTGTCGGTGCTGTTCGCCACGATAATGCGACGTGGACCCACCTTGACCGTACGCGGATTTAGCACACCATCATCTTCGGCAATCCACATACCGGAGATAGCCAGATCCTGCGCGGCTTTCTCCATGCGCTTGGTTTCGTTCAGCTCTTTGCAGTCCGGCAGTGCGTCATATACCGGGCCGATGCCGTAGGAGCCACCAGGGATTTTCATCCAGCGCGGAACGCAGCACGGGAATTCGTGGTAGCCGGATTCGCGCACAATCTGCTTGTTGCTCACGTCGACGTTGTACGATGCAAAGCGCATGTTTTTCGCCATGCGGGCATCAACCATGTAGGTATCGCGCGGGAAAATGCAGTGCAGGAAATCAAATTTATCGTCGGGTTTTTTCTTCGCCGATTCGCGGATTTTCTCGCTGACCTTGTCCGCGCCGAATTCTTTGATGGCCTGCTCTGCGGTCAGCTGGTAGCGGCGGTAGATCGTGTCCACGATGCCATCCTTGCGGGTGGACGTGACATAACACTGCGCCAGCGGCCATTGCTGGAAGGTGTAGCCGCCCTCTTCCCGGTCTTCGTCGATGTACAGTACGAACCAGCCAGCACACACCACGTCGAGATTAGCCTCGTAGCCCTCTGCGTCGAAGTTGGCCGCGTGGATATTTTCCCAGACCAGCGTTGCACACTCAGACAGCCAGGCTTTCGCATCGTCCGGCAATGATTCGCTGTCGAGGTTCAGCCATTGCGCGTTCGCCGGGGTCATGCCGGACATGAGCGCAGAGGCCAGCATACGGGCACTGTCGGTGGCGGTGCCGTCCAGTAGCCTCGCCACCTTGTGTTTTGCGCTCTGAGCGTCGAGCACTTCATCAGAGAATCCCGCGCCGCGCAGCGGATAGGTGTAGTCATAGCACTCGCGCCAGACGCTTTCATGCTGCTGGCGGTTGGCTTTCAGCGTGTCGGAACGCTTAATCAGCTTAACGGCGAGTTCATCCATCAGTTACGCCCCCAGAGTGTTTTTCTGCTGCGCTGCCTGCGCACCAGATGACAGCAGAGAGCTGCCAGAATCAGCCGCGCCCTCTGCACCACTGGCGAGAAGGGACGAGCCTTTTTTGCGCTTCTTGCGCGCTGCTGCATCTGCGTTTGCCGCTTTTGCTGCTGCATCGGCAGCCGCATCCGCTTCGGCCTGCGGGTCGGTCTGTACGACCTTTGGCGCTCCACCTCCACACATAACGATCCCCTTCTTAACCCGGAACGTGCCAGCCGTGCTCAGTCAGAACGGGCTTACCCGTAACCGGCTGGCGTTTGCCCTCGTCGTTCGTCACGTAGCCCATCGGCGCGGCAGGCTCCGACGTGGTGGCTTTTTTGACGAGCTGGAGGAATTCGAGATTATCGGTGAGCTGCTGGTCAGCCATGTCGGTGTAACCCAGCGTTTCAAAGCGGGCAATGATGGCCGCGCCCTGCTCGTTGATGGTACCCAGCAGAGTATTGCGCTCAGCGAGAGCGGCATCGTCCAGCAGGCCGGCAACGCGCTGCTGGATAACCTCAGGCTCTGCGCGCTGGCCGTCTGCGTTACGCGTCAGGATCCCAGTCGCGGTAAGGCGGTTCTCTGCGTCCGTCTGCTGCTCAGTGCCGGTTTCAGGCTCCTGCCCTGGTACTTCGATAGGTTTCTTTGGTCGGCCCATTGTGGTGGCTCCTGTGATGATTGAGCCGTAAGTGTGAAACGGGGTCGCGGTCGGGATCCCGACCAAATGGAAGATTTGTTAAAAAACGGCCTGATTTAACATAATGACCGTTACGCGCACCAGCAAAAGTGGACTCATTACGTTAAATGCGTGAAGCGGTTATTTGTTGCGGTTTACTGGCTGGAAGTGGTGAAAATGGACTGCATAAATCGTGCATAAAACAGGGCGGTTTTTGCATAGCGTTTTTAACCGATGAACGCCCTGTTTTTGCAAGTTTTCATGGTGTCAGACGCTTCGATCGCCAGGCGTAAACAAAACGCCGTGATGTGACCTGCGCTGGCAGTTCTGAGCGTGGGCGCTGTGTGACGTAGCACCAGAAATCTATCAGCGCTTCGCCTGTGTGGTGGTTCGGTGCCGCGCCCTGCTTCCAGCCGATGATAGCAGACTTCGACACGTCGAGCTCTCTGGCGATCTCCTGGAGGGGAATGCCGCTGCGCGTGATGTCGTTAATCACCCGGAACCAGTCTGTTTTGAACGTTGCGACAACTGGCATGGGTCACCTCGCAAAACGCGCGCACGCGCGAGCATAGAGAGCGATTTTATTGAGCTTCTGGCGCTCGTTAATCACCGTGGTGGAATCAAATCGTATTTGCATATCGCTACCCGCATTAAATTACATGTTCGGCCTGTCCCAGCCTGTCCCCACCTGTCCCATCTGTTTTCAAACCTTTTCCCCAAACGACTTATATATATATATGGGGTTCTTAGTATTAAGGTTGGGACAGTTGGGACAGTTGGGACTTGCTAATAATTTCAAGCCCTTAAAATGTCCCAACCTAATTTATGAGGTTGGGTCAGGTTGGGACACTGGCTCAAAAATCCTCATCTTTTTGCCGTCAACACGGCGCTGAACGCGCTTATATCCGCAATTTTGCAAAACATTACTAATTCGCATTTCTTCACGTTTACCGATGTGGCTGGGGTTTAAGCCAATCGCATCACGCAAAACGTCACTAGCGCGTAAAAATTCGCAGTTTCGCGGAATGTCGTTAGTCATCAGGTCGGGCGTGTCGAGCCATTTCTCGACCGTTTCGAGCCAGGCGTCCTTAATGGTGTACTGCTCATGGACACTCGCACCGAGGCGCTCAGCATCGCGGAACTGGATGCCACCGAGGCGCTTAAACGTCTCGCGGGCCTCAGCCCACAGCAAAAGGAGGTCGGTTTTTATCGCTTTCACATCGACTTTCGACACCTCCACGGGTAGCCAGCGCCGGTTACCGGTTTTGTCAGCGAGGAACTCGTCCTCGTTCGTGGTACCGACAAAGACCAGTCGACGCGGGAACTGCGTGGCGAACTCCCGATATTTAGGGATCCAGTTCTCATGGGTACGCGTCACGAATGCCTTTATGGATTCGAGCTCTTTGGTATTGAGTCCGCGCAGCTCGCCAATCTCCGCCACCAGGCGCCCGCGCATCTTGCGCGCGAGATCGTCGTCTTTCTCTGCGAAAGAGATCTCGGTGAAGAACGCCGGGTCAGGGCTCAACGCCTCCACACCGGAGGATTTACCACAGCCCTGAGGACCAACGAGGATCGGCACCATATCGGCTTTAACACCAGGCTCCAGCACCCTGCCCGCCAGCGCCGTCCACATGTACATGGACACCGCGCGGGTGTATGGCGTGTCGGCGGTACCGAAGTGCGTATGGTAGAAAGATTCGATGCGCGGTACACCGTCCCACTCCAGCCCGTTCAGCCAGGTTGTCGCCGAGTCGAAAGGCTGTTCGTCAGCGGCCAGCAGCACCACATCACGGATAAGCTCGCGCCCCACGGGTTTAAAGCCGCGCTTTTCCATCGTGATGCGCAGGCGCGCATAGTCCGCATCGGTGAATGCCTGCCACTGGCCGGAGCCTGCCTGGGCGAACATGATTTCGTCGCGGAACTGGTCAAAGCGGATATCGATGTCCACGAAGTCAGGACGCACAACGGCTTTCGCCGCGTTGCTGATGGTGGCCTCGATGCGGCCCCATTTGTCGCGCTCGAACGCCGGCAGCGGTAACGGCTCGGCCACTTCGGTGCTGGTCAGGTCTTCGAAATCGTCGTTGCGGATCCCGATGGCATTAAGGAAATCGCCGTCGTCGCGGTGCGCGCAGCTGGCATGCAGGCACTTAAAATGCCCTTGCTCAAAGCCCGCGGTACCACCCGGGAAGTAAACCGTGCTCGTCGGGTCGCCGCCGGTGCTGTGGCCGTCTTCGAACGGGCAGCGGATGTACCGTTCCCCGTTCGCGCCGTCCAGCAGCGTCCAGCCGTTCGCATCGAGGTATTCAGCAGTATCATCCGTGGCGCCGGGCGTGAAGGTTGAACGGTCGCGCATCTTCGTGCTACCCGCCTCGGTGGTGACCGACACAGGCAGCTGTTCGGCCAGGCGCAGCCACAGCGTTTCGAGCTGGTCAGCTGTTATGGCAGGGGGCTCGTCCGGCAGACCGCCGTCCCACTCAATACGCGCGCCGCTGCTGTGCGTACCGCAGGCAACGAACTGCTGCCCGTTCGCCAGCAGCTCGATAATCCCCATATCGCCCGCCAGACGGTGGATGCGCTTACGGAAATCGCCGTCAACGGCCAGCAGGTACAGGCATTTGTTGCTGTTGGCGCGCCAGCGACGCGGCGGCAGACCGCCCAACAGCTGCACCAGCGTTTTGCGAATATCGGCCTGGATGTCGTCGTCTTCGCTGTCGCAGTCCAGCGCCAGCCAGCCATGACCAGTGCGCACACAGATGCCGTAATCCGGTTCGTTCGACCAGCGGGCGAAATCGTGCTCGGTAACGACATGCTCGGTCCAGTCCTTGATCCCGGTAGCCAGGCGGTCGCGGTTATAGAGACTCGGCGTTTTGCCAAGCATTTTTAGTTTGCTATTCGGGGATATGGTCGCGCCCGGGTTACACACGACTGGCAGCAGCTGGTCAGTACGCCCAAGCACCAGATCGAAGTGGAACCATTCGTCAGGCGTCGCCCCCCAGATCTTTTTCTCTGGCATGGGTTACGCCTTTTTCTCGTTTTGTGAGCCGTGCAGCAGCCAGTTGGGGTCGCAATCAAGCGCAACGGATAATTCAAGAAGATAACGAGGGCGGGAGATAACACCGCTTTCGATCCTGTTGATGGCCTGCTGACTAACCCCTGTTAGCTCAGCCAGCGTGACCTGCGTCATTTTGAGCTCTTTACGTCGCTCTTTTAATCGGGTAGCCAGAGTCATAGTTATCACCTCATACAATTTTAGTGGTATTTAGCAACAACTAATGATGTTTGTCAAATACAACAAAAATTGTATTTAATAATAGGAGGTCATAATTTCAACTCTTACAAGGTATTAAAAATGTCTCTCGCAGCACGCTTCAAAGCCCGCCGTATCGAACTCGGAATGACACAAACAGAAGTCGCAAACTCTGCGGGAGTTAGCCAGCAATCAATTGAGTCTATAGAAAGCGGACGCACCCGAAAGCCGCGTAACCTTCTCGATCTGGCTAAGGCGCTGAAATGCAGCCCGGACTGGCTATTGAACGGTAAAAACATAATGCCGCTCGCTGAAATCAGCACCAGAAGAATCCCTGTTTTGAGTTACGTACAAGCGGGTTGTCTCACTGAAGCAAGAGACGTTACTGACCTGACAGGAGAGCTTGAATATGTTCTGGCTGATGCAGACGTACCAGAAACGTGCTTCGCTCTTCGCATCGATGGCGACAGCATGCAACCGGAGTTTAAAGAAGGCGATATCGTTATCATCGACCCGGATCTGTGCCCTACCCCAGGAGAATTCGTGGTTGCCAAGAACGGTGGCCATGAGGCCACATTCAAAAAATATCGCCCGTTAGGAATAGGTGTTGATGACTTCGAATTGGTTCCGCTTAACCCAGACTATCCTGTTTTGCGCAGTGCTGACATGAAGTTACAGATCATTGGTGTCATGATCGAGCACCGTATTTACCGCCGTAAACGCTAAAATCCCGCCTCCGCTGGAGGGCTACGCTGCCCTCCTCACGCCTACCTTGTAAAATCTTACAAACTAAATTCATTTAAATATCAATAACGTGGTATTTTCACGCCAATAAATACCACATTTGTGGTTTACACAATACAACTCAAATTGTAGATTTAATCCCAAGAAGTAATCGCTCTTTAACAAACAGAACCGCGTGACAGGTAAGCCGCTGTGCTCCTGGCAAAACGAAATGGCACCCGATGGGATCGAGGTAAGCGCCGAGTCCGTATGCGTACGGTAAGCGTAGAGGACCACACCGCGACGAGCTGATAAGTCACGCAAGTTGAAACGCCCCGATGATGGGGCGTGCAGTGAATTAATCAAAGGCTTCGGGCCTTTTACTAATCCACTGAGGGCTAACCTATGATCACTGTTAACCGAGCAGAATACTTATCTGCGCTGACATGCGCTGGCGTAAAAGACGTACGTTATTACCTGAACGGTATTTTCTTTGACCCGGAGGGTTTCATCGTTGCCACCGATGGACATCGTCTGTTTTGGGGGAAAGCAACAACTGAAGGCGAAAGCGTCATCATCAGTGTGAAAGCAAAACCACCCACAAAATTCGACCACGTAGTCATTAGTACCGAAGGTCGCAGCGCTAAGTTCATTGATGATAAAGCACAGGAAGTATTGATATCCCCGATTGAAATTATCGATGGCCGCTTCCCAGACTGGCGTCGGGTATCGTATTTCAAGCCTGGTAAAGTCGAAGCAATCGGTATTCATATGCCCTACCTCGCAGACGCGGCAAAGTGCTCAAAGTATTTCGATAAAAAAGCGAATGGAGTTCTCGAAATGCAGGACTCGGCAAGCGCAACGCGTTTCAAATTAGGCCAGGACGCTTACATGTTAATTATGCCTGTCCGAATGTAATACCTCACGCCCCCTGAATCATCCATTGCTGTGTGTAGTCTTTGCCCGCCTCCCATGACGGGCTTTTTTATGCCTGAAAGCGCATTTAGTGCAGTGCGCTCCCCGACATGAAAAGGAGCACTACCGATGAAACCTGAACACCTCCACCGGCTGACGGGGCGCGACGTGCTCCGCTGGCGCCGCAAACAATTCGACATATTCACCGGTCTGGCCCTCGCTACTGCGTTCGGCCTGGCTATTACCTTCATTCTCCTTGTAGCGAGGACCGCAGTATGAGCTTAGAAACCAGTCTCGAACTTAACAACCAACTGCTGACGCAGCATAACGCCCTGCTTGAACGCCTTATCACTGCCCTGGCCTCTGGCGTCGCTCTTCGTCCAGACACCGTGGCGCAGGTTCAGGAATACCGCGAAACGGTACCGGAGACCGGAGGCGGTTCGCCTACTCTGGATGATCTGACATTCAGCGACGTTATTGCACTGGCTGCGTTCTATCCGGAGCCACAAGCCATCAGTCTGAGCATGCTGCAGCGCGCTATCGATTACCGCGACGCCGAAGGCGATAAGCGCGTTGTGCAGATCGACGCGCTGAACAGCGCCCTGCAGGGCGTTAAACGCGCCGGCCATCTGAACAAGCCAGCATTACTTGACCTGTCACGTAACATCCTGCGCTTCTGGGACGATTTACCAACCATCGCGGCACGCCGTGACTTTGCCGAGCGTTTACTGGACGCGCCAGCCGACGGCCGTCATGAAGTGAAGCCGAAAACCAGCGGTAAGGATGAAGAACGCACAGGGCCGTTCTACTGCAAGAACGTTGATGGCTCCGCCGCCAGCGAGCTCCACACCTTACGCAAGCTGAACGAACTGCTTAAAAAGGGCCATATCGAAATCACCAAAGTTGAATACCTCCAGCTGCAGGAAGATTTTGCGCGTAAAAACGCGGCAAAAGGCGGTACCGAAACGGGTGATGATGCAGAGGATAATGCAGGCGCGCAGACCGATTTTGCGGCGCTGCGTAAACAGGCCGAAGGAATGATCCTCCAGCTGGCGAAAGGTGGTTACCGTGCCGAAGCGGTGGCGATTCTGGAAAAACAGGGTGCCAAAAAACTCGGCGAAGTTGCTGACGAGAACCTCGCAGACGTGATCGCTCAGGCTGAAAAAGCACTGGAGGGTTAATCATGCCAGACGTTCATGCACGACTTTCCCCGTCTTCAGCGCATCGGTGGATGCGCTGCCCCGGTAGTCTGGCGCTGGAGTCCACTCAGCCAGACAAAGAAACGTCCTTCGCTTTAGAAGGTACCGCAGCGCATGCGCTTGCCGAAAAGGTGCTGCGCAACCGCCAGAGTCACCCGGAGCACTATGCAGGTTGCAACGTCGCGATGTTCCTCGGCTCCTATCCTCTTGCTGAGCACCCGGATGATACTTCCGGCCCGCGGGTAGATGAGGAGATGGTCGAAGCCGTTGGCCGTTACGTCGACACCGTCTGGGCGCTGTCGCAGGGCAATGAGCTGCTGGTCGAGCAGCGTGTCGACTTCTCCCATATCGTGGGCGTAGAAGAGTCCTTTGGTACCGCCGACGGCGTAATCATCGCGGGCAACGAGCTGCAGATCCACGACCTGAAATACGGTAAAGGTGTGCGCGTCGATGCCGAGCAGAACGAGCAACTGCAGCTGTATGCCCTGGGCGCGCTCGAACAGTTCAGCATGCTTTACGACTTCGAGACGGTGCGCCTGTTCATCCACCAGCCGCGGCTTAACCACGTTTCAGAGTGGGCCCTGACAGTGGAAGAACTCCAGGCGTTCGGCGAACGGGCGCAGGAAGCGGCAGCCAGTGTGATCGTGATGTTCAACATCGCCGATTGCGAAGGTGTCGAAACCCTGCCGCTGGAAAACTTCACACCGGGTGAAAAACAATGCCGGTTCTGCAAAGCCAGCGCTATCTGTACCGCGCGGCAGCAGCTGCACTTTGACACTATCGCTGGCGATTTCGTCGACCTGACGCAACCTACTGGCGAGCAACTGGCAGAAGCAGTTAAGCGTGTGCCATTGCTGACTGTCGAACAACTGGCGGAGGTATACAGCCAGGCCGATTTTATCGAATCGTGGCTAAAGGCTGTGCGCGACCGGGTGAACAGTGAGCTGAACGCCGGGCATCCGGTACCGGGCTTTAAGCTGGTTACTGGTAAACAGGGTAATCGCGCCTGGAGTGATGAAGAAGCCGCCCGCGCGCTGCTGAAAGACCAGTTCCGCTACAAAATGGAAGAGGTCTTCGACTTCAAGCTGATCAGCCCGACCAAAGCCGAAAAGCTGATCAAAAAGGCCAGCCCTCGCCGCTGGCCGAAAGTCGAAGCACTGATCACCCGCGCTGACGGTAAACCTACCGTCGCCCCCGAATCCGACCCGCGCCCGGCGCTCAATATCAACCCTGTTAACGATTTCGACGACGTGTCCGACGACGCGCTCGCCGCTGACCTCATCTGATTAAGGAAATACCCATGAAAATTAAACTGAACAACGTCCGCCTGGCCTTCCCTGCTCTGTTCGAAGCAAAAACCGTGAACGGCGAAGGCGACCCGCGCTTCTCCGCTGTTTTCCTGATGGATCCGAAACATCCGCAGCTGGACGAAGTCCGCAAAGCGCTGAAGCAGGTAGCGAAGGAAAAATGGGGTGAGAAGTGGGAAACCATTTACAGCCAGCTGGAGAAAAAGCTCAACCTCTGCCTGCATGATGGTGACGAGAAAGCCGAATACGAAGGCTTCCCGGGCAACTTCTTCCTGAACGCTGCCAACAAAGCACGCCCGGCGGTTATCGATCGCGACCGTTCCCCGCTTATCCAGGCCGATGGGCGTCCTTATGCGGGTTGCTACGTCAACGCGGTAATCGACATCTGGGCGCAGGACAACAACTTTGGCAAACGCGTTAACGCATCGCTGGGTGGCGTCCAGTTCCTGCGTGACGGTGACGCGTTCGCTGGCGGCGGTGTTGCTGCGCCGGACGACTTCGACGACATCAGCGAAGGCGCAGACGCGGGCGAGCTGATTTAACCCTACCCGCCCGGCCATGCGCTGGGCTCTTTTCGGAAACCCCCATGCGAAGGATTTATATCCGGCTGGTCATCACTCTGGCTATCGCCGCGCTCGTTTACGGCTTCCTGGTTCCTTCCCTGATCTCGATGAAGGACACCGTAGCTGTGCTGTCTGGTTTCGCGCTGGCGCTGACCGCGCCGCCGTGCCTGTTTGCCATTTTCAAAGGCATCTTTATTACTAAGGAAAAGAAATGAAGAAAATTATCTTTGCTGCCGTCGTCGCCCTGTCGGCGCTGGCTCTGTCTGGTTGCGAACGCGCCACCGTTCCCGCGGGTTACGTCGGCGTTAAAGTGGACCTCTACGGTGACGAAAAAGGCGTTCAGCAGTCAGAAGTGGGCGTCGGTAAATATTGGCTGACGTGGAACGAAGAAATTTACCAGTTCCCTACGTTCAACCAGTTGCACAACTATGATCAGCCGTTCACCTTCCAGACTGCCGACTCAATGGATGTGAAAGCCCGGATCGGCGTCGAATATTACGTCGACCCCGAGAAGGTAACCAAAATATTCCAGACCTACCGCAAAGGGGTGGACGAAATAACCGAGGTCAACCTGCGCCAGAACATCAGCGACGCGCTGATCAACCACTCCGGGAAGATGAATATCAACTCGCTGGCAGCCGGGGGCAAAACGCAGCTGCTCGAGCAGGTTACGCAGGATCTGAAGTCCAAACTTGACCCCATCGGCATCAAGATCGTGAAGTTGTCATGGGTAAGCGACCTCGACTATCCGCAAAAGGTGAAAGAATCCATCAACGCAAAAATCGAGGCCACGCAGCGCGCGCTGCTGCGCGAGAACGAGATCGCCCAGTCCAAAGCCGAAGCCCAGAAGGCGATCGAGCAGGCCCGCGGTGAAGCAGAATCCACCATGTTGCGCGCCAAAGCTGAATCAGACGCCATCGCCCTTCGCGGTGAAGCGTTACGCAGCAACCCTGAAGTACTGCAACTGGAAGCTATCAATAAGTGGAATGGCACGCTGCCGCAGTATCTGACCAGCGGCGCAGCAACTCCCTTTATCCCCCTGAAGTAACTCCCACCGCCCGGCCAAACGCCGGGTGTTTTGCAAAGAGCATCCCTTTTCGCAAAGCACCCGCGAGGACTATCTATGCCTGAAAAAATTCTCTGGGGCGACCTGGAAACCTTCTGCAGTATCCCTATCAACAACGGCACGCACGCTTATGCGGAAGGTGTCGAGGTGATGCTGTTCGCCTGGGCCATCGGCGACGAGCCGGTTAGCGTCTGGGATCTGACTGCTGGCGAACCTATCCCCGGCAGGCTGCGGAAGGCCATCGCTGACCCTGACACTATTCTGTTTTTCCACAATTCACATTTCGACCGCACGGTGCTGCGCCATGCAATGCCGGAGCTGGCACCCGATGTCACTCGCTGGCGCGACACGATGGTGCAGGCGCTGGCGCACGGCCTCCCCGGCGCGCTGGGCGCACTCTGTGAGGTGCTGGGCGTCCCGCAGGACAAGGCGAAGGACAAAGAAGGTAAAGCGCTTATCCAGTTGTTCTGTAAGCCACGTCCGAAGAACAGCAAACTGCGCCGGGCCACCAGCAAAACCCACCCGGAAGAATGGCGGCGCTTTGTTGCTTACGCCGGGCTGGATATCGAGGCCATGCGCGAAGTGCATAAGCGTCTGCCGAAGTGGAATTATAAGGGCACAGAGCTGGCGCTCTGGCATCGTGACCAGCAAATCAACGACCGCGGCGTCTGCATGGATGTGCAGCTCGCGCAGGCGGCGATCGAGGCGGTAGACCTCGAGCAAAAACGCCTGGCAAAACGCACGCAGGTGATGACCGACGGCGAAGTGCAGGCGGCCACGCAGCGCGATGCGCTGATTAAGCACATTGTTGAATCCTACGGCGTAGAGCTGCCCGACATGCAGCGCAGCACGCTGGAGCGCCGTATGGCGGATCCTGATTTGCCGTCGGCGGTGAAAGAGCTGCTGGCTATCCGACTGCAGGCCAGCACCACCAGCACCAGTAAGTACAAATCGCTGATGAAGGGTGTGAGCAGTGACGGGCGTCTGCGCGGCACGCTGCAGTTCTGCGGCGCATCTCGAACCGGGCGCTGGGCCGGGAGATTATTCCAGCCCCAGAACCTGCCCCGTCCTTCGCTTGAGCAGGACCAGATAGACGAGGGCATCGAGGCGCTGAAAGCCGGATGTGCCGATCTGCTGTTCGATAACATCATGGAGCTGACCAGCTCGGCGCTGCGCGGCTGCATCATGGCCCCCGCAGGCAAAAAGCTGGTGGTTAGCGACCTGTCGAACATCGAGGGGAGAAAACTGGCCTGGCTTGCCGGCGAGCAGTGGAAGCTGGACGCGTTCCGCGAGTACGACGAGGGGACCGGGCCGGATCTGTATAAATTGGCCTACGCCCGCGCCTTCAATATCTCGCCGGACGATGTTGATAAATACCAGCGTCAGATCGGCAAGGTGATGGAGCTGGGCCTCGGCTTTGGCGGTGGCGTTGCGGCGTTCCTGACCTTCGCTCTGGTCTACGGCCTCGACCTTGACGAGCTGGCGAACGCCGCGCTGCCGAACATCCCTCGCGATGTCATCCGCGAGGCGAAAAGCTGGTACGACGAATCGGTTAAACGTAAGTCGACCTTCGGCCTGTCAGAGCGTGTATTCATCGCATGTGACTCGCTCAAGCGCCTGTGGCGCAGAGCCCACCCGGCAACCTGCGATTTCTGGTACGAGCTCGAGCGCACCGTCCGCTCCGCAATAGCCACACCGCAAAAAACGCTGTACTGCGGTTATCTCAAAGTCCGCCGCGATGGCGCATGGCTGCGTATCCAGCTGCCGTCCGGGCGCGCGCTGTGCTACCCGTCCCCGTCAATCGAGAAGGGAAACATCACCTATCAGGGCGTTAACTCTTACTCACGCAAATGGCAGCGGCTCAAAACCTACGGCGGAAAGCTGGTGGAAAACGTCACACAGGCGGCCGCCCGCGACGTTCTGGCCGGAAACATGCCGCTGATCGAGGATGCCGGTTACAGCATTGTGCTGACGGTACACGATGAGGTAATCACCGAAGCGCCGGACACTGACGATTTTAACGATAAGGCGCTTTCCGCGCTGCTCTCCACTAACCCCGAATGGGCCCCCGATATTCCGCTGAACGCTGGCGGCTTCGAGGCGTACCACTACCGTAAGGATTGACCCCATGAAACAAGGCAACATCCAGAATTTCGCCATCATTGTGCTGATAAACAGCGGCACTAAGCAGGTCTTTCTGACCAAAGAACAAAAGCGACTTTTCGCAAAGCTCACCCTCGGCGCATTGAGCGACAGCCCAATCACCATGATGCCTATCGACGACATGATCCAGTTGCAGCCTGACACCGACGCATTTTCAGACGGCGGCCTACTATGAAACACATGTTTATGGTGATGGATAGCCGTGCACAGTTCGATATCGACCGCGCCGCTGTCCTTGAATGCTGCGGCGAAAAACAACCGTCCTGGCGTGCCCTGCGCAGGGATTGGGGCGAACAAGGCGCAGTTCTGGTCCGCTTCCGTCTGGTACCAAACACTAACGGCGACGTAGCTACCGATCCCGAAGTTGTTGGCACCATCAATTAAGGTAACCCCTATGTCATTCGAAAAACACGACAGCCCGTTGTATTTCCGGTCTGCGCGAGAGGCTATGCGTCTTGAGCAGGCTGGGGAGTACGACCGGGCAGCGAAGGTATGGGCCAAAGCCAACCGGGAATCACGCAACCCGGTAAATCAACAGTGGAGCGATAACCGCTCTGATTTCTGCATCATGCAGAACATCCGCAGCAAGCGTAAAGAGGTGGGCGTGTGACTATTGCGAAAACACATATCGGTACCGTTATTACCAAAGACGGCCCGAAAACCATGAAGCTGCACGAAACTAAAGCTATGTGGGTAGTCGGTAAAACCGAGTGCTACCACAAAGATACTGGCCGTCGTCACTTTGCCGAGCATACGCGCCGCCGACTGCTACTCGAAACAATCCAGCCAATCGAGGGCACCAATCATACCCCGCCGGATAAAAGCTGATGGCCTATGAACGTGAAAGCCTTATCGAAAAGCACCTCGTCGCCGAAGTGAAAAAGGCTGGCGGGGTCGCCTTTAAGTTCGTGTCACCCGGTCGCCGCTCGGTACCGGATCGAATTGTCCTGCTACCTGGTGGCCGCCTCGTCTTTGTTGAATGCAAGGCACCCGGCAAACCACCACGCGCCGACCAGTTGCGCGAGCACGAACGGCTCCGCGCGCTGGGCTTTACCGTGGTGGTACTGGATAGCAAAAATCTGGAGGGGATATTGTGCGAAAAGTCCAACGACGCAGTAAATTCCGCCTGATCGGCGGCCCGTACGATGGCGCTATGGTGATGCTGTTTACCGCTGGCACACTGGAGTTTACAGCTAAGGGGCAGACCGGGCGGTATACAGGTCAAAGCAGTGGCAGATTATATTGGGAGGAAAAACGTGTCAGTTAATTCCCCTTCTAAAATGTTTACCCCCCGCCCGTATCAAGACCTCATCATCAACCACGAAATCGACATCCTGCGCTGCAACATCTGGGCGGGCATGGGCATGGGTAAAACCGTGGCGACGCTCACCACGCTGGAAGATCTCTTCATGGCGGGTGCGGAGACACAGCCCGCGCTGGTCCTCGCGCCGCTGCGCGTGGCTGCCAGCACATGGCCGGATGAAGCGGTTAAATGGGGGCATCTGCGCAATATCGAGGTGCAGCCGATTGTCGGTAATGCCAAAGCACGCGCTGCGGCGCTGGCGAACAGCAACGCCAGCGTGTTTACCATCAACTACGACAATCTGGTCTGGCTGGTGGAAGAGCTGGGCGGTCGCTGGCCGTTCGGTACCGTCATTCCTGACGAAAGCACCCGGCTGAAATCCTTCCGGCTGCGCGGTGGCGGTAAGCGCGCGGCGGCGCTGGGCAAGGTGGCACATAAGCACGTCCGGCGCTGGATGAATCTCACCGGTACGCCAGCGCCGAACGGCCTGGTGGATTTGTGGGGACAAGCGTGGTTTGTGGATCAGGGTCAGCGCCTCGGGCGCACCTACGGCGCGTTTACCTCCCGCTGGTTTAACTCAATTCAGTTTCCGGGGCAGAGCTGGACGAAGCTGGAGCCGTTCGCACACTCGCAGGACGAAATACAGCGCGCGCTGGCCGACGTGACTATCTCACTGGACGCAGCCGACTGGTTCGATATCAAGGAGCCCATCCATAACGTGATCCGCGTGGACATGCCGCCGAAAGCCCGCCAGCAGTATCGCGAAATGGAAAAGGAAATGTTCCTCGAGCTGAACGGTGAGGGCATCGAAGCGCCGAACGCCGCGGCAAAGACGGTGAAGTGTCTGCAAATTGCCAGCGGTGCGGTCTACACCGACGACGACGGAAGCTGGTCAGAACTGCACGACGCGAAGCTGCAGGCGCTGGACAGCATACTGACCGAGGCAGCTGGTGCACCGGTGCTGGTGGCCTATCACTGGAAGCACGACCTTGAGCGCCTGCTTAAAGCGTTTCCTCGCGGTCGCCACCTCGACCAGGATCCGCAGACGCTGCGCGACTGGAACGCCGGAAAAATCCCGGTCCTGTTCGCACACCCGGCCAGCGCAGGCCACGGCCTGAACATGCAGGACGGCGGCAACATACTGGTGTTTTTCTCACACTGGTGGGACCTGGAGCAATACCAGCAAATTATCGAACGCATCGGGCCTACCCGGCAGATACAGGCCGGACACAACCGCCCGGTGTTCATTCACCACATTATCGCCGCAGACACAATGGACGAAATGGTAATGGAACGGCGCAACTCCAAACGAACAGTGCAGGACATCCTGCTCGATGCCATGAAAAAGAGAGGTATAGCATGACACCGGTTATCTCTGACACTGACCTGATTAACATCAAAGAGGTTGAGCGCTCTGTTGGCCTGAAAAAGTCCAGCATTTACGAGCGCATCAGTAATAACGAGTTTCCGAAGCCGAAGAAACTCGGGAGCAGAACCTCCCGCTGGGTACGCGGCGAGGTCGAAGAATGGAAAAAACAGTTTCTTTAAATCAAACGCAGTTGGTCAATATAATCCGCATACCACTGCATCATTTCCCGACGCCCTTCCATATACAGGGCATGGTTATAAACACCGCGAATATTATTCTTATCCACGTGAGCGATCTGGAGTTCAACCCAGTCAGAGTTGAATCCTTTATCGTTCAGTATGGTGCTGAACGTATGCCGGAAGCCATGCCCTACAACCCTCCCCTTATACCCCAGCATATGGATCATCCTGTTTATTGTGTTCTCGCTCATGACCTTTGACGGGTCATTCCTGCCGGGGAACATATTCGCATATCGGCCTGTAAGACCGTGCAACTCTTTCAGCAAGACCACAAGCTGATCGGAAAGCGGTACCAGGTGCGGGCGATCCATCTTCATAAATTCGGCGGGTATCTCCCACAGCCGATTATCGAAATCTACCCAATCCCATTTTGAATGCCGCAGTTCGTAAGTACGCAACCCTGCCAGCATCATGATCTGCAAACCCAGCCGGGGGAGCGGACTCCCTTTGTAACTCTCAAGCGCCGCCAGAAAATCGGGCAGCTCTTCCGCCGTCAGGAACGGGAAAGACTCTCCTTTATGCCCGGTCATTGCGCTGTTCAGTTCGCTGACGGGGTTATACTTCGCGCGCCCGGTCGCAACTGCATAGCTGAATACCTCACCGCACCAACGGCGCGTTTTAGCAGCTTTCTCCGTTGCACCGCGATTCTCAATTTTACGCAGAGCCGTCAGCATCTGGACAGGTTCGATCTCAGCAACAGGCAACTTACCAACAGCCGGGAAGATATCTTTATTGAACGCTTCGAGAATGTCGGAGGCATAACCAGGCGACCAGCGCGGCTTCTTGAATTCATGCCATTCTGCGGCAATCTCTTTAAACGTGATCGTCTTTGCTGCGGCAGCTGCAACATGGCTTTTGACCTTTACCGGGTCGACACCTGCCGCAACGTTACGCCGGGCTTCGTCTCGCTTTTCCCGAGCGGCCGCCAGTGAAACAGCCGGGTATACACCGAGCGCCAGCATCTTTTCTTTGCCGGCGAAGGTATAACGATAGCGCCAGTATTTTGCCCCGCTGGTTTTTACCAACAGAATAAGCCCGTTACCGTCTGGCAGCTTGTAGTCTTTCTCGGCAGGCTTAGCCGTCTCGACCTGTCGCGCGTTTAGTTTCATAGGTACCCGCCTCAAACTCAGATACCCGATTATGTACCCGTTTTAAATTTGGATTGCAACGGTAAAAGGTGGATAACGCTGGACAAATAAAACAGCCAACACCGCGAAAAACAAGGAAAAATGGACGATTGAGGATGATATTGGATGAAATGATGGTGCCGATAATAGGAGTCGAACCTACGACCTTCGCATTACGAATGCGCTGC